TAAGAAGGGCGGTAATCCAAACTGGGTTAAGGGTGTAAGTGGTAACCCTGAAGGCCGTAAACCTAGTCATTTCGGTAAGTATTTAAGAGGCCACCCTGATGTACCATTAGTATTAGAAAAGATACTAGGAGCCGCATTAGATGACAAGGATCCAAGGCAGAAGGATGCATGGAAGATAGTGGCTAATAAGGTTGCTCCTGATCTTAAAGCACAGGAGATAAAGACTGATGTACAGAATCATATAGGTGTCATCATGATGCCAAACAAAGTGCCGATTGATCAATTAAATAATGAGGCCGACCCACCCCCACTTCCCCTCAGTAAGTCCCCCCCTGTAAGAGACAAGCCGAAAAAATTGGTTGATCCACAAGAAATCCCCCAGAAAAAAGGACATTCGGAATAGGGGTCCCAGAAACACTTTTATGGTACCAGATATAAAATATAACTGACATGCAGAAAAAGGTCATAAAGGAACGATCTGAGAAGGTTACGATAGAAACCCCTTATGGAACTATCGAATCAGACTCTGGCAACCATTTAGTAGATGTGGCTACAGTTGTTTTAATTATTCTAGTTTGTGCAGCATTGAAATATTTAATAGTAAAGGCAATTAAGAAATGAAAGAAAAGGTGATATGGCGACCCCATCCTGGACCCCAGACTAATGTCTTAACTCGGTCAGAGTTTGAGATTGGCTATGGTGGCTCCAGAGGTGGGGGCTGAAAAAAGCAAAACCGAAGCTATGACAGTCTGGATGGTTGATCCAAAGTATATATCCCACACTAGATATAGAGGATTAGTGATTAGACGTAATTATGACGATCTAAAGGATTGGATTGACAGAGCAAAGTTCATGTACAGATACATGGGGGTGAAAGTCTCAGGAAACCCTGCCACCTTTGAATTTCCATCAGGGGCCAAGATATGGACAGGTCACTTATCAAGTGAAGATGCCTGGATGAAATATTTAGGACAAGAATTTCAGAAAATAGCAATAGAAGAGTTAACACTGATTCCAAATGAGCTAGACTATTTACGATTAATCTCTTCTGCTAGAAGTACAATACCTGGATTATCAGCACAAGTATTTACCACAACAAATCCTGGAGGTCCTGGACATGCATGGGTAAAGGCTAGGTTCGTAGACGTAGCAAGAAATAAATCCTATAAAGATAAAAAAAATGGAAGATCTAGGATTTTTATACCTAGTAAGGTGTATGATAACCCTACTATCATGGAGAAAGATCCAGAGTATATTGAGAGTTTGAAGGCCTTGCCTGATGAATTACGAAGAGCTTGGCTAGATGGAGACTGGGATATATTTGCTGGACAGTTTTTTCAAAAATGGAGACATGATATACATGTGGTTGACGATTTTGACATTCCTAATGATTGGTATAAGTACAGAAGTATTGATTATGGATTTGCGGCACCTTTTGCTTGTTCCTGGTGGGCTGTTGACTTTAAGGGAAATATGTATCTATATAGAGAACATCATGTTGCAGGTCAGGAATTAGGCTATCACATAGATAGAATATTGGAGTTAAGCGGAGATGAACAATATATGATGACAGTAGGCGATCCAAGTATGTGGATTAAGAATCCTCAGAATACGAATCGATCTGATGTTGTTGCACCATCAAATATGAGTATTGCAGACATAATGGGTAGGCATGGAATAAATGTAATGAAGGCGAACAATGAAAGAGTAAATGGCTGGAACCTCTGTAGGCAATACCTTGATTGGGCAGAAAATCAACCCCCCAAAATGAAAGTCTTCTCAAGCTGCAAAGAATTTATAAGATGTTTACCTACGTTAATCCATGATGATAAAAGGCCAGAGGATGTAGATACAACAGGTGAAGATCACCTTGCAGATACGATGAGATATATACTCCATTATTTAGCAAGGCCAAAAATGATTAAACAAAAACCCTGGTTACAAAAGGAATTAGATAAGCTGCTTTCAGATGAAACTAGTTATGAAGGTGTGAGAGCATGAAAATAGAAATATTCGATAAAACTAGGAACCAGTGGATTAGAAAAGATGTAGATGAGGCAAATGCTGTTCTATCAGAAATAGATAAGATGGATTCAATAGGTAATGTTGCTTTAGACTATAAACTAGCATTATCTCATGTCGTTCAGACAATTATAGATATGTCATCAAACAAATATCAACCAGTGAGGAATTAATGGCAAAAGAAGATACACAAAAATATAACCCTTCTAAAGAAGAGGCTAAGATTGTAAGACGTACTCAGAATATGTTTGACATAGCCAAGAAGGCAAAAAACAATACTATGAAAGTATTTAGAGAGGCAGAGCAACTGTACATGGGTGACCACTGGGCAGGATTAAACATGCCATCTTTTAAAAACCAAGTAACCTTAGACTTAATTGCTAGTGCTATAGATACAATGGTACCAATTCTTTCTAGTAGGCCACCAAGGATTGATATTGTCAATATTGGATCAGAAGAAATAGAAATGAAGTCTGCTGAGATTTTACAAAAGCAGATGGATGAATTATGGGTGCTGAGAGATATGCAGAATCTAGTTCCTGATTGGCTCCTGGACTATCTAGTCTATGGTTGTGGTATATTAAAAATTACAATGGGAGATGACGATCTGCCTGATGCAGACGTTGTAGACCCTTATGCATTTTTTGTAAACCCATCAGCGACCAAGTTGGAGAATGCTGAATATGTTGCTTATGCTGCACCTACTCCATTATGGGAGATAAGACATAAGTATAAAAATGGTAAGTATGTAAAGGCAATGTCAGAGCTTGATAAATATCAGGCTTTAAAAATTAATGATGTTCATGTGGGGGGTAGTAACCTAGTTCAAGTAACAGATACTCAAGCTAAGGAAACTAACTACTATGAGAATACGAATAGAGCTATGAAAGACCTAGAAGAGAGAGCTCTAATCATAGAATGTTATGCAAGAGATTATTCAAAAGAATATGTAGATGATCCTGAGATGGAAGGGAATGTTATTGAAAAAGATAAGTATCCTGGATACATCAGACAGACCACAATTTGTAATGGTGTTCTCCTCTATGACGGACCGACAAAATATCCATTCTTTAATAATGAAAATCATGTACCACATCCATTTCCTTTTGTGGTGCTAAAGAATGGTGGATCGGCTCATAGCTTTTGGGGAAAACCAGAACCTAAGAGACTGAAGTCTATTAACCTTTCAATGGATCGTATGAGTAGTCAGATAATGGACAATATTCATTTAATGGCAAACCCTCAATGGGTAGTAGATGAAACAACAGATGTTGTAGATCAAATAGCTAATAAACCAGGTGGGGTTATAAGAAAGAAGGGGCCTGGAATGGTTCAAATGTCCCAACCTGGAAGTATGCCAGGATATGTATTCAATTTCTATGAAATGATGAATGATATGTTTGAAACGATTAGTGGAGTAAATAAGGCCACACAAGGTAAGGCAGATTCCAATGTAACCAGTGGAGTCCAAGCTCAGATCTATAGACAGGCCTCCACCACTAAGATTGATTTCAAAGCAAGAGCAGTGGACCAAGCAATTCAAACATTAGGATCTATGTGGGTTGCTATGATTAAACATTTAGGAACAGACCTACATACTGTAATGGTAGATGGGGATGAAGGTTCTGAGGAACGTAGTTATGTTGGATCTATGTTTAGTGAAATGGATTTCAATGTAAGAGCAAAAGCTGGATCTATGTTACCTGAAAATAAGGAATGGATTGAGAATAAAATATTACAGCTAATGCAAATGGGTGTAATAACTGATCCGATCTACATTTTGGAAAACATGGAACTTCCTGGTAAAGACAAATTGATAAGGCAAATGATGGAACAAGCTGGAGGTGGAGGATCTATGTCGGAAGAAGAGATGGCAGAGCTAGGGACCAATGAAGATGAGATATTAAAGAATCTTCAGGAAAACCCTGACTTACTAAATAGACTACCAGGTGATATCCAATAGTGGATGTAGGTGTATTAAACAGCTTAGGATATTTTGAGATAATTGAAATATCAATATGGCTAGGAATCATGTATTGCGGAAAATGTTGGGTAGATAATTTTTTTAAAAAATAAAAAAGGAAGATCCCCTCTTTTATTTGGTAAATAATTATATATAATAGATTTTTATCACCAAATATATGGAGACACAAATATGTCAGATAACATAGTAGGAGCAGATTATGGAGTAGAAGTAGAAGCTGATGTCGCACAATCTTTATTAGTCGATGAAGAAGGTGCTGCACAATCTACCGAACAAGATAATCAGCCCAATGGTGAGGAAGCAACCATAGATGAACAGACTCAGGAAACTGAGCAACTAGTTCAGACTGAAGATGCACCAACGACTGAAGAAGTAACGTCAGTTGAGATCGATGGCAAAGAATATTCACTTGAAGATATAAAAACCTTCCAAGAAGATTCTAAGAACAGAAGTGAGTGGTTTAAATCGAACACTCAAAAAGCTCAAGAGAATGCCGCAGAACGTAAATCCCTAGAACAGGAAAGAGCTCATTGGGATGAATTGCGGAAAGACTCAGAGCTCATGGACACCCTAAAAGATTACTTAGGGGAGGACCATTCGTTATTTACTAAGCCTAAAGTTGTTGAGCCTAGCGAAGTAACTACTCAGGACACAAAGGAAACTGAAGTTGATGACAAATTGACAAGCAGAATCCAGGAGCTTGAGGATAAACTAGAAGAACAACAAGCAACTCAACAGTTGGAAAGAGACATCAGTGCATTAGTTAGAAACCATCCTGAATTGGAAGGCCAAGATGATGCTGTTAAACAAGTCTTGAATACAGCTTATGAAAAACAGATGACAAATCTGGAAGATGCTTTTGTACTTACTAACCATAAAGCAACTGAAGATAGTGCTTTTGCGAAAGCTGTTAAGAAGATAGAAGAGGCCAATGCCAAAAAATCAATACCTGAGGCAAGTGTTAAGCATAAAGGAGATCAATCGATCACCAATGCAAAGCCGAAGGATTTTGATGAGGCAAGAGATATGGCCTTAAAATATGAACTATATGCTTAAAGGAGTATGTAAATGGCATTAGATTATGACAATCTGAGTGCTTTAACGAAAGATAAGTACATCCCTCTTTTAGTAGATAACGTCTTTAAAACGAATATCTTAACGCATCGATTACTCAGAAAATCTAAAGCTGCCGCATCTGGTAACAAGGTTTTACAACCTTTGGAATACGGAAAAGCTGCTGCCAAAGGATTTTATTCAGGGTACGATGTAATGGACACTAGTCCAACTGAGGTATTTACTGATGCTGTCTATAACTGGAAACAGGCTTACGTTACTGTATCTATTTCTGGTAAAGAAGAGGCAATTAATAGTGGCCCTGAAAGAGTTGTTGATCTTTTAGAGGCTAAAATCAAAAATGCGGAAAAGAGTATAAAAGATCTTTTCGGTGATCAACTGTATGGAGTGCAAGGTGATAGTGATGCAGGTTTTATTGGTTTAAAACATATTATCGCTAGTCCATCCGATTCAAGTGCTGAAACTGCTGTTGGTGGAAAGCTAGGTGGAATATCTAGAATGTCTACTGCAAATAGTGGATACGAATGGTGGAGAGGCAATGTTGCTACCGCAGATAGTGATGTATTTAATACATTAGCAGGTAGTGGTGACAATAGCATTCAAAGAGAAATGAGAGAAATGTATGGTAAATGTTCTGTTGGTTCAGACCAACCGACATTAATCATAACCGATCAAATAAATTTTGACTGCTACGAAGAATCACTCTCAGGTCAAAAAAGGTTTGGACCTTCCTCATCTGCTTTAGCTGATGCTGGATTCCAGGCACTTAAATATAGAGGGGCGGATGTTGTCGTTGACGATAAGTGTCCTGCTGGAGAAATGTATTTCTTGAATGAGAAATATATTGGTTTCAGACATCACTCTAAGAGAAACTTCGCATTTGAAGGTTTTCAAAAACCAGTTAATCAAGATGCTAGGATAGCCAAAATACTTTGGCTTGGAGCCTTGACTGTTTCTAACCCAAGTATGTTAGGCCGAATTTCTGGTCTAGCTACAGGCTACTAAAGGAGGATAATATGGCTACATCGCAAACAAATGATGATGCTAAGAAACCTCAAGTTGCAGGTGGAAAAGATGCTGGTGGGAATTGGTTTGTGCAAATGGGTAGAGTAAAATTTTACTCTGGCTCAGGAACACCTACTCATGCTGCACCAAAAGGTTCATTGTACGTTAATGCTGCAACTGGAAAGTTGCACATGTGCGAAACCGCAGATAATGCGGCTGCTGGATCTTGGAAAATTGTTACTGTTTCTTAAATAGTAGCAATTAGCTTATCATCGTTGGGTGGGTCTAACCTTAGGCCCACCTAACATAATTAGAGGGATATATGACTGGTAACGAAATGTTAACAACTCTTGGGTTGAGAGTGGAAGATACGGATGACACTTCCTTTTCCCAGGCTACAAAATTAGATGCACTGAATATTGCACAAAAAACTGTCATCGCTTATATAGATAATCTATACCTCAGAGAATTAGAAATATTTGAAACAAAGGCTATGAGTAGTAATGCCGTAGCTCTTAGTAGCTTGAACTCTATACCAATTAGAAATGGTATAATAGGAGTAAAAGTTTCAACTGGGAAATGGGCACCTATGATTAGTCCTAGTCATTTAAAAGGATTAGAAAATTCTTATATGTCCCCAACTGCAACAGAGCCTATATCATATGTGTTTAGTGATTCGGTTTATTGTGAAGGACCAGCAGCAAATGCAAATATTGAAATATGGTATCTTAAAAAACCTAGTAATATTGGTGCAAATGCAACTGAATGCATTTTGAATGTAATCCTCCATGAAATTGTTTTAGATCTAGCAGAGGCTCAATTATGGGAAATGGATGCAAAACTAGATAGAGGAATGGATGCAAAGGCTCATGGTATGGGTTTAATTCAAGTGTTAAATGAAAGGGTACAAGCATGACCTGGGAAAGTTTAATTGATAGAGTGTTAACTGGTTATGGGTCTGATGTACCTAGAACAATGGTTAAAAAGTTTTTACAAGAAGGCGAAGAAGATTTTGCAATGACTACAAAATGCTATGTTAAAGATTGGTCCTTTATGATTCATACAAATGATAGCTATATAGACTTGCCGAAAGATTTTATAGAGATAGTGGGTAATGTTGAATTTAAAACTAGAACATTAAATAGAATTTCTCACTTTGAAGATTTCTCTAGATATAAAACAGATGGAACAATAAGAACTGGAGATCCAGAACATTATTTTATAAGAGGTGAAAGGATGCATCTTTATCCAGCAATGTCAACTGGCGATTCAGCATTAGTTACTTTTTCTTATGCTGCTAAACCTCAACACCTGGATGATTCAGCAACTAAATATGATTTCCTTAGATATGATGGATTGATAGCAGATCAGTTTTTAGTGGGGGATGAAATTCTTGGCTTAACATCTTCTGCAACGGCAAAGGTTGCTGACATAAGGGAGATAGCTCAAAAAAGTGGCTACCTTGTATTAGAAATAACTTCAGGCACTTTCCAGGATAATGAAAAGATAGTAGTCACATCCGATGAGCAGGGGATGTGGTTAAACTTCTATAATAACACCTGGGCAGATTTATTAACTAACTGGGGTTCTTTAGGGTTAAAAGGCCAAGCATTAGTACAAGGGCAAAAATTTGATATTGATGCAGGTAATAGTCCATTGATACCACAAGTGTATCATCATTACTTAATATGTTATGCAAAGTCAGCTTTATCAGAAAATGCAAATGACTATGAGGCTGCTAATATGTATAGAGTTAGATATTTAAATGATGTTGATAAAGCAAGACAACAGTCTCAACATAAAAGCATAGATGGGGTACAGGATGTTATCGATGTATTTGGGAATGCATACTTATGAGTGTAATTCAGATTCCTGTATTTGATGGCGGTTTAGTTACTTATGCAGACCCAGAGGATATTAACCCTAATTCAGCTACTAGTAGTGTCAACTTTGAAACAGAGGAACATGGAAAACTAGTTAAACGTAAAGGTAGGGCAGATGGAACCACTATGACTGGTGATAATATATCTGCTATACAAAAGTGGTCTAGTCAAGATTTATCTGCTCCACTATGGATATATTACGAATATCAAGAAGGTAAAATAAAATCCTGTGCTGCCAATTTCTCAAGTGCAGCAGAAATAAAAGAATTAGCAAATACAGTATCAGATATTGATATTACCAATTATGGTAGAGCTCTAAGATTTGCCAATGGAACTACCAATAAAGCTGGTATATATCAAAAGATAGATAGAAACTATTTCTTTGGTACAAACACATTTGACAGTTTTGATTATGATGATGCTGCTCCATCTTTACCAGGAGTTTGGGACCCACAAAAAATTACAGAAATAGGAGCAGGTGTAAAACAAAGCGGACACTATTATTATAAGTTTGTACCTGTATTTGATGGTACCCAGGAGGCCCCATTACCAGAGTCATTTTCTTATCATGCAATGACGAATAACGACAAGTCATTACGAACTGCTTTTAAAATGAAAAAAGGTACTGGCTCTACTGGGGGAGTAAAAGATTTTAATGAAAGAATAACAGCAATAAAAGTATATCGGTCCTATTCGACAACAGCGACAGGCAATATCGACCCAGTATATTATCACATTTTTACTATCCCTTTAAACACAAAATCTACACATGATGATATATTAGCATCACAAACAGTAACTCCTTTAGATAACATATTATATGTTTCAGGAAATATATCAGATGAGCCAAGTGATTGGGGAAACTTATCAGGTTCTGGAGC